GTTGTCTGTGCCATACCCATACCTTGATTCATAGGTTTCTCACCCATCATAGGTGTACCCATAGCTCTATCTACTCTACCACCTTCAGCAAAAACTGGAGTTAAAAGTTGTTTTGTTAAAATTTCTATAGCTTCACTATATTCTTTTGATCCTCTTTTTAAAACACGTCCCATACCGCTTTCTGCGTTAGCCTCATTTTGTCTTTCAATTAAATTCACTGCTAATTGATTAGCTTTACTAGGAGTTAAATCTCCTAAAAGACCTCTTAAATCATAATATTCAGCTTTTTGTGTATCTGTCATGTTATCTATACTTCCAGCATCTTCAAATATTTCTCTAGATTTTTGCGCTGCTTCAAGTTTTAATTGTGTAGCTGATTTTACTAAAGCTTTTGCTCTGTTAATATCTAATTGTTCTAATTTTATGTCGTAATTTTTTTCAAATTGTTCTTTACTTAATTCAAAACCTCTTTCACCTATTTTAAACTGCATTTGATTAGCAATTAAATTACTAAGTCTTTCTCTATCTGCTTTTTGTTTAGCTAACTCAATTTGTTTCAAACCTGTTAAACCTTTAACCGCAGTTTGTGTTGTCATTGGATCTTTTAAAAAATCTGTAACAGCAGTAAAGCCACCACTTTCAATATTAGGCAATACATTTGATGCAAGACTACTTAACGCTTGTAATTTAATAATATCTTTCATATCATTCGTTCTACCAGTATTTTTACTTAACATACTTGCTTGTAAATCCATTAAACCTTGAGGATTTAATGCACCAAAATCAGCTTGAGACATACCTGTTCCTAAAAAATTAGAATCTGCAAAACCTTCTCTTGCACCCATGTCTTGTCCTTTTATAACTCCACCACCAATAGCCATGTTTACTTTCTCATCTAAACCTGATGTAATACCTGTACCTTGAGAGGCAGCCTTGCCTCCTAATTTAAACATAGGTCTTTTCATTACTTTATAGTTCATTATCCAAACAATTTACCTAATGTAAATGCTCCTATACCTGTATTTATCGCTCCTGCCAGTGGACTTTGTTGAGGTGCTGCTGGTCCTGTCATAGTTTGTACAGATCCAAGTCCACCACCTACACCAGTCAATCCTTGTCCAAATCTTGCTAATCTATTAATTGGCTCAAATGCAGCCATTTGATTTGCTTGTGCTTGTGCATCTTGAACAGCTTGTCTAAATGCTAAATCTTGTTGTCCTAGTCCAGATGATATTCCTATGTTTTGTGCCGCTAATTGTGGTTGTAATTGTGCTAATCCTTGTTGTCTGTTAAACGCTTGTGAAGCTAAATCTTGTGCTTGTGTAAATCCTGCTTGATTTAATTGTGCTTGTAATAAAGCTCTGTCCATGTCAGATTTTCTTTGATACTCTGCTCTTTGAACTCCTTCTCTTCCTCCACCAAATGCACCCATCGCAACTGCACTGTCTGCTATTTGTTGTTGTCTTCCAGCAGCTTGTTCATCAAATGCTTGTAATGTAGCATCTCTAACAGCTTGTTGATATGGTGATTCAAATTGTTGAAAAGCAGTTGGGCTTGTTAAGTCTTGAGCTGCTTGTAAAAAAGGTTGAAATCCTGCAACACCTTGACCTGATACACCTGACACTGCACCTGTTGTTGGATCAAATTGTAATGTACCAAGACCAGCTTGTGTTGCTGCTTGTTGTTGTGCTTGTTGTTGTAATGCTCCAAGTCCTACAACTGATGGTGCAAATTTTGATGTATCGATAGCATCACCAGCTTGTGCTGCTGAAAGATCTAAAAATTTTTCTATACCCGGTTGTAAATATTCTGGTGCTTGTGTTATCGTTGTTTGTGTTACGTTTTCAGCCATTATGCCATCATCCCTTTCGCTTCAGGTTTTGCTTCTAATTGTTTCATAGTGTTGTACATTTTTTGTGCACCTTTTTGAACACTACCACCACCTGCTGCTCTCACAGCATCAGCAGTAAATACAAATTCGTTTTTGCTTAATCTAGCAGGCACGTCATCGGCTTTTTCTTTTGCGCCATATGGCATGAAGCCACCAGTATACCTCATATCTGCTTCAATTGGAAGCCCTCCTAAACCAGATTCTTGAGCCGTGGGCATTGTTCCAAGAGCAAAATTTGTTCTATCGTTTGGTAGTCCACCCATAGCATTACCACCTCCTTCATCAATCATATCTAATGCTATTTGATATATTTTCATTTGTGTTCGTATATCAAGGTCATAAAAATCCATGCCAAATTCTTTTTCAGCTAATTCATCTGCTAACATTTGAGCTGCCATCTTTCTATCCATACCACCAGCCATCTTCATGTCACCTAATGGTTTAATTGGCTTTGGTCCAAAAGGATTTATAGGTTTAGTTGGATCTTCTGGTAATGGTTTTGGATCATCATCACTACCCATTGCAAAATTAGTTCTCATTAAACCACCACCTTTAGCAGTTAGTCTAAGTTCTTCAGGAACTCTAAATGCTTCTGGAGTTAACAATGCTAATCGTTCTAAAAATTTTTGATAAGCTTCAGAGTCAGTTACACCACCACCTGCTGTTTCTTCAACCACGTCATCAGCTCCACTAGCTAATTTTTCTAATTGTTTTTGTGTGTTAATATAATCACCTACAGTTAATGCTTGTGCTCCTATTTTCGTGTAGCTTGGTACAAATTTATCTAATTTTTTATCATATCTACCAAATAATTTTTGTCCTGCTTTAGTCTCAAAGATACCAACATTACCATCTCCAACTCTAAACTGTTCACCACCTTTACCAAAAATACCTTCTGTGCTTATGGTTCTGGTTTTATCATCACTAGCAAATCTTCCCCCGACTAATAATTCTTTTAAATCTTTTCTTCCACCAAGCTGACCTTTTGTAAATGGAACTTCAATGCTACCTATTCTATCAAAAAGACTAGCTTCACTTTGTCCAAAAGGAATTTTTCCTACTGTGGGTAAAGCAGTTAACGCTAAATCCGTTGGACTAATTCTACCTGTTTGTTTTGCTGTGCCCAACAGGTATGCTGCTTCTCTATATCCTGGTGGCAAGAAAGGTGCAGCTGTTCTCATAATACCTGCTATCTCTTTTGGTACTATTTTTCTAGCTACTTTTGTAAATGGTTTGGTTACTTTTCTAGTGAGCTTTTTAACAAAGCTTCCTAGTCCGTAATTCTGTCTGGGTTGTTGCATTCTTGAAATCGCCATAATTTATTATACTACAGTTTTGTCTGTCCTCCAAGTGGTAAAGCTTCTACGATTACCTTAACATCTCTTTTAATATCGTCAGCCACGGTCTCTGTTTCAGAGTTTTGCACATCTTGCATAGCCTCTGCGTCTGAATTATACTCTTGTCCTGTTTTCATATTAGTTAATGTAACCTCTGTTTGAGGTGTAATAATCTTTACTGGTTTACCGTTTATTACTTCTATTCTGTATGATGCTTCTGTTTCTATAAATGACATATTAATCCCTATTTATTTCTAATAATGATACAACCATATGTAGCCTATCTGCTGTTGCAACTTGTGCTTTTAATATTTCGCTTTCCTGCAGTATAATTGGTTGAGTTATTAATTCAACAGTTGCTTTTGCAGAAATAGCCTTATCTTTAAACACACTAAATACAGCACTAGATGCATCTGTTATTGTAACAGATATACTATCTGCGTTATTAGAGTCTTCTGATACTATCATATTTTTTATGATAGCTCTAGAGCCAGCTGGTACTGTATAAACTGTAGTATTATCAGTGGTAGTAAAATCTACCTTTGCATTTTTATATATATTAGCCACCTATAAACCAAGAGAATCTCTCTTGCTCCTGTTTTACTTCATCTAAAAATGTAGAATTTAATTGATCCTTCATAATAGTCAAAGCTCTGTTAATCTGTTTTTGGTTAGATACATCGTATTCTATTTTTGGTTCGGGTATTCTTATATTAATTTTTGTCATTATCGTCTACCATCTGGTTGTACATCTAAACGAAGTGTGCCAAATCTCCAAGATTCACCACTATCATCATTTTCAATTTTAACATTTATAAATCTTCCTCTAGCTCTAGTGTCTTTTTTAAGAGTTGTTGAATTAATTGTAAAGGGACTTAAACTAGTTGTTGTATCTGATTGTTGAGGGTATCTTTTAATACCTAGACTTACTTTTGCATTACCTGTTAGTGTTTTAAAATCAGGTACAAATCTTCTCATTGCTAAAAAAACTTCACCTGCTAATTTAAGACCTATCTGTTGACCTTGTGTATTTCTTTGCCTTTGCTCTAAATCTATATCATATGATTTTACAAAAGATGTAACTGTTGTAGTAGACCCATCTTCATTAACTTGATCTGTGCCAACTTCGTGTTCAAAAAATTTAGTTTGACCTAAACCATCTTGACCTACAACTGCTGGAAATGTACCGTTACTTGATGCATCGTATTTAGTTGCAAAAGGTTTTGGATATACAATTGCATCAATCCAAGAAGTTCTTGCTTCCGTGCCTGTATACCAAACACCGTTTTTCATAGCTTCACCATAGTTAAGAACAACATATTTGTCATTGTAACTTGCACTTGACGATGGATAATACCAAATAACTTCTGTAAACAAATTATTTATACCCGCCACAACTTGTTGTCCTTTTGTAGTATCAAAATTATCGTATACAAAATCTTCTACACTACACGGTAATGATTTAACAGTACCATCAAACATAAAGAAACCATTTGCAGATAACCAGAATGCACTACCATCTACTTCAACAACTGCATTCTTACCTATCAATCCACAGTTTGTACCAACTTGTTCAAAACTAAAGGTAAAAGGAGCACCTACAAATTTCATTGTATACAATGCATTATCTGTAAATACTAAAATTGTTTCTTTTGCTTTAACAGCGCCAACTATTTTTGTACCATCTTGTAATCTAAAATCTCCTGCAGTATTTATTGAAGTCACTGTATAGTCATTTATATCTTCTTGATCGGAAAATCTTATAAACATATCATCTTGTGTTGTTGTGTCTCCAATAGTTGTTTCAGTTCCAAAATGACATAAGTGTCTGGTTGTTGGAGATACCAAAGTAATTCTTGATGCAGTTGGATTATTTCCTGTAGCAAAACCAGATGTCGTTGTAGATGCTCTTGTAGTTAAAGGTGCTGCTGCACCTGCGTTCCATGTAAATGTTTTACCATTTGCAATAGTTGCAATTAATACTTGACCAAAATTATCTAATGACCAAAGACCTGGTTCAAGAGTTACTTCTGATGCAAGAACTGCTTCACCCCAATCAGAAAAATTTGTAGCGTCTGTTGCTGTTACTCCTGTGTTGTGTGCTGCATTATCTGTGCCATCTACATTTCTTACAATGGTTTGTAAGTTTGGTGATGAAATAGAGGCATAAGATATTAATTCGTTTTCTACCAATATTCTACCAGCAGAACTAAAATTAGCTGTAGATGTTAATGTAACATTTGTACCAACACCACCTGTACCTGCAGAGTTAGCACTTAATGATCCATTCAATGTAGATGTTGCAGCTCCAGGAACTAAACCGTTCCACTGTGATATACCAAAACCATAACCATAAGATTGTGCTGCTGGTCCAACTTTTTCATAAGGCTTGACCGCAATACTTCCACCTGTTGATACAGTTGCACCTGCATTAGAAGTTTGTGTAATTGTAAAAGTTGTAGGTGAAGGGACTGAAGTTACTTGAAATAATTTATCTTCAAAATCTGATGCACTAAAACCTGTACCACCTGGTAATGTAACACTGTCTAATAGAACAATATCTCCAGGTTCTAAGTTATGTGATGTAGAAGTTGTTATTGTGCAAACAGCTGAAGCATTGGTAGTTGCGATTGTAGAAGAACTTAATGTAGCTTTTAAAGGTGTAATGTCATGCAATTGTCCTTCAAAATATAAAAGTAAAAATTTATCTGTTCCTATTGCAACGTATCTATTACCATTTAAATCAACAAATGCATGAAGTTTTCTTGCAACACCGGTAATACTATCTGATATTAGAGAGGACCAACCACCTACTTTTTCTGGTAGACCATATCTAAATCTAACATTGTCAGAGTCTATCCATCTATTTTCCGCGCCTGCAGTTGTATCCTGTTTATCTATTCCAGGTAGAAAGCTATATTCAATAAGGGCCATGGTCCGTGCTCCTTATGCCGTGTTAGTTTTGTAAGCCCAGCCTCTTGTTGCATCCACATATACTAATGTAAAAGCTTGACCGTTAGTATCTAGTGTTAGGTTTGATGTACCTGTATTTATTGGTTGACTGTTTCTGTTCACAATCAAATTGTTAGAGTTAAACGTTCCTCTTGCATCAATAAACGTAACCTCTGATCCTACTGCTGGTGATGCAGGTAAAGTTACAGTAATTGGGTTAGCTGTTGTATTTGCAAATATTTGATCACCATCTACTGCAGTGTATGCAGTTATTGTTGAAGAGTTTAAAGTTACATAACCTTTGTTTCTAATTCCAAGACTAACATTTGTGCCATCAGAATATACTAATGATTTAGATCCAATAGGTAATACAACTCCATTTCCTGATACAGTTTTAACTGTAATTGTGTATAACGCAGATGTACCTCTTGTTGTTGCATCTTCAAATATAATAATTCTTTCAGAGCCATCTGGTATAGTTACATTTCTATTTGCACCTAGTGTGCCTGTTAGTTTGATGTATAGATTTTTACCGTTTGATGTTGCACCATTATCTAGTGCTAAAGTTAAATCTCCAGATGCTAACTGTGCTGTTGATAGATAACCTGAAGATAATTGTTCTAGAATCTGTAAGTTTGTATTAGTGATCGTGCCCCAAAGACCTGCTTTTTCACCTGTTGCAATTAATTCTAGTTTTGAATTTGTTGAAAAACTTGATGCCATAATTCTCCTAATACGGGTCTATTGGTGTCCAGACCATTGTTGCTCCTGGGTCAATGTCGTTCCAAGTAATAATACCCGCGTCTTTTACTGTTAGCGTCATCGGCACACCAGTTGGTGTTACGTTTGCCGCTGCTGATATTGTAACACTTCCTGTGCCAATGGTCAATTGATTTCCTGTGACTGAAACATTGGCTGCAGCTGTTACTGTAACTGTGCCAACACCTAGAGTTAATGGTGTAGGATCTGGTGTTACATTGGCTGCACCACTAATTGTTAGTGATCCAAAACCAAGTGTTAAAGGATTACCAGTTGGTGTTATAAAAGCTCCTGCCAGTGCAGAAGAACTACCAATAGAAAGAGTTAATGCATTACCAGTTACATTGACTGTAACGTTAGGATTAAATATTGATGTAGCTATCGGTGTAGCGGATATGGAACTATGACCGAGCATCTATTATGCTCCTGTCAGTGCTTTTATCTCATCATCGTCTAATCCAAGATCTTTTAATTTTTGTTTGCCAGATGCTTTTTTATTAGCTGCTGCTGTTTCTTCTGTATTTTTTGCATCTCTCATTTTTTTTGTATCTTCAACATCTTTGTTAAATTTAGTTTCTTCCTCAGATGTCATTTCTCTTCTTATACCATTTATTAAAATATATTTTACCATTATGTTATTCCATATAGTTTAAAGTTTCCTGAAGTAATATTAGGCCCACCATTATTTGTAAAAGTAAAACCATTAAAATTTGAAACTGCTGTATCATAAGTGCATGAAAACGAAATATTATAAAAATTACCATTTGATCTTTCCTGGGTAAATTGGCCAAATGCTTGTGGTTTTTTTGATGATCCGCCAACATTTACAAAATAAATATATCCTGACATTGGAGTATCTGATTCTGCATCACCTGATGAAGCCATAAAAGCATTAAGATAGTAGTCAGAATAACTACCAACACCACCTGTATTTGAATAATTCCCAGCTTGTGCATTTAAAAAACCAGATGTTTGAGCTGATCCACCTAATAATGGTCTTATAAATATTTCTTCATCTCCAGCCATATTTACATCTAGAAAAGTAAAAAAATAAAGTTTGTATGTTGTGTCAAAAACTACATCATTTGTTCCATGAACAAAACTTACTGATGCTACATCACTAGCTGTAACTTCTTTAATTAAATTTAATCCTGGAGTTGATTTAATGAGTGAGTAATCAATTCTTTTTAATGTACCAGCATCTGATATTAGTAATTCATCTGTATCGTCAGGGGCACTAGTTAAAGCTGTAGTACCAGAAATAATATTGTCATTTAATTTATCTGATGTTACTGCATCATCAGTTACTCCAGGTGTTATAATTCTAGTTATTGCCATAATTTATCCTATTCCGTCATTTTAAATATGTGCATTGATGCTTGTTGGCTTTCAACTCTTGGTGTTCCACTTGTTACATCAACTAATGCTCTGCCATCAATATAATCACTTGAGCCATTCATTTGCACTATTACACTTGTGTTAATTTGATCGTTGTAATTTAAACCTTCAGCATTTGCATCCCAATCTCTATTTGATGTAGCTCCAGTAATACCAGACCCATTTTTAAAAATCTTAACTTGTACTTTATCAATACTGTTATCTGCTGTGTTTCCTATTCCAAGATTTAAAGATACAAAATAGTATCCAGATGTTTGTGGGGTAAACCTATATGTGCTTGTGTCAAATGCACTTGCACTATCTACATTTTCAACATTAAATTCAATTACTGTCAAAGTATTATCACTTAAATTTTGATCACCATTTCTATATACAGAAACATAAGGTGCAGTTGTTCCACCAAAACCTGTCGCCGTTCCACTATTTGTAATCGTCGCACCAGCTGGAATTGTAATCGTGTCACCAGATGCACCGATAGTAATCGTGTTACTATTCTCGTTGATAATGTTATTACCGTCTGTGTCCTGTATCGTGTCTGCTTTTAATATACTTGTCATTATCCGAACAATGCCTCTACCTCTGCGTCAGTCAAAGCCTCACCAGTTTTTAATTTAGCTTTTCCTGATACTTTGTTATTTTTATGCGCTTCATCAGCGTCTTTTAATTCTTGTACCTTTGCATTTACTTCAACTTCTGTTGGCATTGTTGCACCGTCTTTAATAATTTTAATGTATTGATATTGCATACGATCTTCGTTAGGAATTTTATTTCCATTGTCGTCATGTGTTTTCCAGCCATACCAATTTTTATAATCTTTGTTAAAGCTGTGTAGTGCGTCTTGAAAATAATCTTTTTCCATAATTTATCCTATGTATCAGCTAATCTCACACAAGTAAAACTTGATTTACTTTTACTTGTATTACCTTGAACACTTCCCCCACTTGTAGATTGTGAAAATTTGAATTTATCATTAGTTATATTTGTTACATTAAATATGTAAAAACCTGCACATATCGCATAATTTGATTGTGTTTGTCCAGCCTGTGTCTCTACAGCTATATTATAATTAGAGTTATCGTTTGTGGTAAGTAGATTAATTCTTAAATAATTATTTTCTGATGTTACATTTGCAAAATTAAAATCTATTTTCCAATATCCTGTGCTCGGAAAAGAAAAAATACCAGAAGATTGTGATAACCCAGTTCCTAGTTTTTCAAAATTATACGTATCAACTCTTTCCCAACTTGATGTTATATCATTATAACTTGAATCTCCACTTCCTGAAACATCTGCTGATAATCTAAAATAATCTATTTCAGTAACTCCACCAAACCCCGTCGCTGTACCAGAATTTGTAAATGTGCAACCTGAAGGAATAGTAACTGTCTCTCCAGATTGACCAAGAGTAATGGTCCCTGATCCAGAGCTTGTTTCTATATTCGATACTTTTAATGTTCCGTTTGCCATAATTTATTCTAAGTTATTAATTTTGTTCCTGAAAAGTATTGGTTATGATTAGTGCTAGCTTCTAATATTACACTAGAACCATTTGAACTTTCTTGATAAATATATATTTCAAAATAATCTCCAGCAGAAGCAGTCATAATTCTAGTTTGTGTTAGTGTAAAATTAGCAAAAACAGTATCACCACCTTCTGATCTCATTTGAGCTGAACTAATTGCACTTCCATTTTTGTAAAGATTAGTTGTCATTCTAGTTATAGCACTATCACTATCTTCTATTTGTAAATTCCATGCAAATAAATAAGTTCCACCTTTACCAGAAGGAACTGTAAACTTGTCAGAAGCGAAAGCACTACTTGGATCAGTAATTTCATGTGAAAAAGTTACTTTAGTATTTGATCCATGATTAATAGTTTGATTAGAACCTCCAGATTTTGATACGGCAAAAATTGGTAAATTGTCTCCACCAAAACCTGTTTGCGTCCCATTATTAGTTATAGTCGCTCCACTAGGAATAGTTATAGTATCTCCTGATGCACCTAAAGTTAATGTAGTGCCTGTACTTGGTTGAACTAAATTTGTTTCTAATGTGCTCATTATAAAATTACAAAT